CATGGGAATCGAAGCACCTTGGATCACTAAGGATGGAATAGCTAAAAAAGACTTAGTGCAGGCAGGCTATATCCTGAGTATGGCCGGGTTCGACCGCAAATCACATTTTGTCAAAGAGATTGGCCAGCCTGTAAAATGCTGGATACTCTCTCACTCCAAACATCTCTCAATGCTTGAGCGGGCAATCTCCGTTAAGACAATTATCAAGACTGAAATAGCGCGAATTGAGGGGAGAGACACTAAGCCGCTTGAAGTGGTAAACACTGAGACTTTTGGAGATTTCATATGAACTACGACATTGCAATTGAGATAGGTAAGCGGGCAGCTTCTGAGTACGCAGAGAAGCACCAGCAGCCTGTCAAGGCATTTGTGGAGTCGGCATACTTTGCAGGGTATATGCAGAACGTAGCAGAGAGGGAAGCCCTTCGTGCTATTGTGAAACGGATCGAAGGGACTACTAAAGCTATTTCCAAAAAAGCCGATAGTCCAATAGTCCAAGTGGCAATTCCGCCAGTCATTGAAGACTATGGAGACTTTACGTGAAAGAAGCTATCATCAAAATTTTGAGAGTCGTGTTCCCTGACAGGCACCTAAGCATCCTAACTGAACTCCAGATAGGCACTGAGGACAAGGAGCTTGACCAGGCCTGCATAGATCTCAGAGAAGACATTGTTGATGGAAAGTCATTTGATGACTACTCAGTGGAGCAGTTTATATGATTACTCCCAGAGCTCATCAGGTAGACTTCCACCACTTCCATAATAGGACAGGACCATACTCACACATGCCAATGATGATGGGATCTCTTGCATGGCATGGGATGGGACTAGGTAAAACAGCAGAAGGTCTTTGGGAAGCCAGAGAAATTTTGCACCAACTGAAAGAACAAAGAATTCCAGGTGTGCCTATGAAGTTCATTGTGGTATGCCCCAAGTCGGCAATATCCACATGGAAGAAAGAGTGCTATGCCGTGACCCCCGACATCTTCACTAACATGATAATTTATCCATACTCCCAGCTCCACAATGCCATCAAATCAATGCGCCAGTGGGATGTGAGGGCGATCATATGGGATGAGGTCCACACACTCAAGGACCCTACCACTCAGCGCATAGGCGTTGTGGCAGATTTCTATCGGGAGCTGGGGAAGCATAACGGACGCTTTCACAGAGGGCGCATTATTGATCTCACAGGAACAGCAATGCCAAACGGAGCTCACGAGCTCTACACCCAATGGGCCATGTGTACGGCACCTGGAGTTAATGAGGCAGCTGACCAACTAATAAACTTGGAGAGCTATGAGAAGTGGAAGAAATGTTTTGCCGAGAAGAAGGCGAAACGATTTAAAAAGCAGAAAGGAAAGCCTTGGGAGTCGGAGGAAGTTCGCCACTCATGGGGAGGTGTTGCGCAGCCCGTACTTTTGCAACAGCTACTCAGCCCTTTTGTGCATTTTAAACGGGTTTCCGACTGCATCGACCTCCCAGAGAAAACCGAAATACCTATTGATCTTGGACTCCATGATGATCGACTTCTTAAAGACGCAAACCTTGAAGAGCCTGAAGCCTACATGGCACTTCTTGCCAAACTCTCTGAAGCAAAAACGCCACATATGCTGGACTGGGTGGAAACATTCATAGCAGGGACGGATGAGCAGCTCATAGTCTTCTCTATGTACAGGCACCCAATCGAAGAGCTGGCAGCTAAATGGCCCAAACTCGTTCGGATGATAACAGGCAAAGAGACCAATGAAGTCAGAGCTCAGAACGAGAAAGACTTCCAGGACGGGAAATATAAGATCCTGGGCATGACTTTTAAAGCTGGATCAGAAGCCTTGAACTTCCAAAATTGTGGCTTCACTTTGTACCACGGATACCCATGGCATGATGATGCTCTTAAGCAGGCAATTGCTAGGACGTACCGCCAAGGGCAGAACAAAAAGACAATGCACTACTTCTTAACTAGTGGCGAAAACGATATGCGGATCTTGGATATTATCTTAAAGAAGGCAGAAGCTACGGGCGTAGTGCATCAATTGTTATTAGCAAATCAAGGCATTTACGTGCCACAAACAATAATCCAACACCGTCAAGAAATAAGCATTGACGAGTGGGTTTAGGATTTTATAACGTGAACTTGAGGGAATACATTATGTCTAATTTATCAGTGGTGAAACTTCACCCAACACTTACGAACTTTGTTCGTCCTAGCCCACATAGTACGTTTAGCCCGTCTGCTATCGACTCTTGGCTTGCATGCGCTTATCGCAAAAACGCCATTGTTGGGATTCCAGAAACGAGTTCATGGTACGCAGAGGAGGGCACACTTGCTCACTCTATTTGTGAAGCCATGTTTGCTTTGCTCTACTACGACTTCCCCTTCTCTTCTAAGCTCCAGATGGAGATGATTGCATGGGACAAACTCAATGGGCACAAGTCCCCTACTTCTCATATGCTTGAGTGCGCTCGGGCCTATGTGGAAGTCATAGTTTATTGGCTCAACAATACACACGACCTGGGGAACATCCTTTGGTTTGGGCTTGAGCGAGGAATTCCAATCTTTCCTGAAGAGGGGTGTTTTGGTACTGGTGACTGCATCATAGTAGGTACTAGCGGATGTGCAGTTATCGACTTTAAATTCGGGAAGGGCCATAAGGTTCAAGCTGATACTCTACAGCTTAAGGCATACGCAGCGGGTATAGCCCGTCATTTGATTGACATCCCTGCAGATTATAAATTCATTACAGTGATCTTCCAGCCTAGAGTTCAGCCAGGCGCCCTAGAATACACATGGACCCTCCCTGAGATGAATCAATTTCTAGGTGAGATATGGAAATCAATCCAACAATCGAAGGAAGAGGGGCTATCCCCAGTCGAAGGGCGTCACTGTTACTGGTGTCCTGCACGCAAGCCTAAAGATCCTGCACAGATGTGTGGAGCTATTAAAGAAAAACCCATGAAGCTAGTAGCGGAAGATTTTGCAGGCTTTATGTCTGCTATGCAATCTCCAGTAGACTATGTGGGAGCTCCAAACCGAAAAAGGGATGAAGCGATCATGAAACTCATTGCCCTCAAGCCCATGATTGATGACGTGGTAAAGAATGGCCTGGAAGAATTCATGATGAGACTTGACGATGGGGAAGTGATCCCAGGTGCAGTTATTACTACGACCTTTGGGAATCGCTCATACAATGGGACAGAAGCAGAGATCTTTGAACTCCTGCGGACTAAGTTTCCTATGGTGACAGAGCCTTCCACTGTCGTTCCGTCAAAACCAAAACTCAAATCAATCACAGAGATTGAGAGGGAATATAAAATAGATCTAACATCAATCTGCATCAAGAAGGGCACTAAGACAGTGGACATCCTTGATGATAAAATGCGAACCGTCTTAGGTGAGATGGCGAACTACGGAAAGATGCTTAACAACGGCCAAGGCCAAGGGGAATAGTATGCAGACAGACCAAATGAAAGACTTTTTAGGGCAGAAGTTTATCTTAGAGGGAAGAATTTTTCACTCTAACTTACTGACTAAGAAAGCAAAGAAAGACAAGAAGCGTGAAACTTTTGATACACAATTCGTGTGGTCAAAAAATTCAAACCAAGCTGTATACCAGCAAATCCTCCAGTTCCTTCAGCAAGCTGGACAAATGGTGCATCCTGGATTCAACCCAGCTGCCATGATTAATCCAATCAAGGACTTTGATACTTACGTTAAGCAAAACGGTAAGCCAAATGACCCTTGGACTCAAGGATGTTTTTGGGTTAACGCTTCAACTGGTTGGGAGATCCAAGTAGCCAAAGAAACTCCAGTTGGATTAGTCCAGCTAGGGCCTGAGTCAGAAGTGGAAATTTATTCTGGAAGAAATGCTTGCATCCAGATCTCTTTCTACGCGCAGATTCCTAAGCCAGGTGACGTGAACCAACGCCGTGGGTTTGGAGTTAACTTCCATGTCATCCTCCTCAAAGAGGGTGGGGATCGTGTTGCAGTTTCTGAAGGCTCAGCACCTGTAGACTTGAACCAAGTTTTTGGTCAATTCAAGTCGCAGATGGGTGCAGGATATGGACAAGCGCCAGCTCCTCAAGCTCCTCAGCCTCAGTACGCGCCACAGCCGCAATACGCGCCACAAGCGCCAGTTCCTCAGCCTCAGTACGCGCCACAGCCGCAATACGCGCCACAAGCGCCAACTAACTTGCCGCCATTGAATGCACCAGCTCCTGCAGCAAATCCATTCCAGGCACCAGTAGCAGCTCCAGGTTGGGCAGCTCCAGGGCCAGGTCCAGGTCAGCAGCAACAGCAACAGCAGTATCCTAACCTTCCATCATTTCCTGGCCAAAACGGTCAGGGCTATTAACAGGAGACACACATGTCTAAGAAATTTATTTTTACAGCAGAGTTTGCATCAGTCGAAGAACTCCAAGCTTTTACAAGTTCACTCGGCACTCGTACAGTGGGCGCAAGCCCCGTACTTGCAGCCCCCTATTCTGTTCCAGTTCCAGAAGTTATTGAGGAAGTAGCATTGACGCCAGCTCAAAAAGCTCAGGAAACTAAGCGTAAGAAAGCAGAAGAAAAGGCGAAGGCAGCTGCAGCTTCGGCACCAACGCAGGCCCCTTCTACTCTTGGGGCAAATCCCTTTGCTGCTGGACCAGCTGCTCCCACTCATGTGCCCCAGCTTCAACAAGCAGCACCTAATGCTATGCCACACATAGCGCCAATCGCTCCGATTGCTGCTCCTGCTAAAGTCGCTGCTGACCCAGCTTCTCCGCGTGGACAGTATGATGCTGCATGCATTGCACTTGTTAATGACCTTAAAGCTGCGGGCGTAGATGCTGCGACTTTTGGCAATATCATGGTGGGCTCATTCACTGAAGCAGGATGCTCTCCTCAGTCTAAGATCACTCAGATTGAAGACGCTGAGATGCAAAAGTTCTACCACATCCTAAAGAGAAATGTGGACGCGGCTAAAGCGGGACAAACTGCACCTAGTTACACTTAATTTTTAATTGCAGCGTCCTTAGTGGCGCTGCTCTTTCACCCCATGGAGGGAACAGTGAGCGAATCAAAGAATCCAATGCTAGATGATGCAGGCAATTTAGTGCCTCACGCTGAGATAATAAACGTCATTCGCCAAGAGCCAGGCGACTTTATTCTAATCCTTAAAGACAAAATACTCCCAGAGCTTAAGAACTATGTAGAGCTTATGCATGAAGCACTCCCAAGTGAGCAGTTCCAGATCATGGTGATGGATGTCGAGAACATGCTTAACCACGTAAACGACTGGCTAGACAGAGGGCCAAAAGCCCCATTCAAAGACATACCACTTGAAGATTCAATGCTTGAAGACGGGTTTGATTTCTCTCATATTGAAGAGGAAGAACAGACTCCAGGTCCTATTATTTCAGAACACCACTAATGTTTATATCTGACATCATCCTAGATTTTGAGACCAGGAGCCGACTAGAAATCAAGAAAGTAGGCTCTTGGAAATACTCCATGCATCCTTCCACTGAAGCCACTCTCCTCACTTGGTGTGAGGGAAGGACAGGCACAGTGATGTCATGGCGCCCAGGTCAGCCAATCCCTGCGCTGTTCTACAACATGGCCAGGAATCCGCACCTTTTCAGATTTATTGCTTTCAACGTGGCCTTCGATTATGCAATCTGGTTGAACGTGATGAACAAAATAATTCCAGAAATTAAACCCTTCCCAATACAAAACATAGACGACGGGATGGCACTCAGCTGCCACTTCCGTACAGGTGGATCGCTTGAAATGTGTGCAGCACTCCTCAACCTCAATATGTCGAAGGATAAGTTGGGCAGGACACTCATGCTAAAGAGCTGCAAACCAAACGGCAAAGGTGAGTTCATTGAGCTCACTCCATCCGAGTGGGTTCACTTTGAGCGCTATGGGAAAATGGATACCGAGATCCTACGCAGAGCTTACTACATGCTCCCCCCACTGCCAGAGTCTGAGCGCTATGCATTTGAATGGACTCTCCGCAGAAACCTCATGGGCATTCGCGTAGACATGGATCTCGTGAAAGAGCTCTGGAGCATCATCGAAGCTGAGAAGCCTAAGCTTATTGCAGAGTTCAATTGGCTTGTGAACAATGAATGCGGAATGAACTCCACATCAGGAAAGCGTTGTGCCAAAGACTGGTTCAAGAAGTTCTACCCATGGATCGAAAACATGGCGGCAGATACTGTCCGCGACATGTTGGCAGAAGATCCACGCAAAGTTCCATATAATGTTAGGCGTGCCCTGGAGATTAAAGATCTTGCAGGCTCCACTTCTATTGGAAAACTCCCAGCTGCAGGGCTCATGGAGTGGGCAGGAAGAATCTACGGACTCTTCGCGTATCACGAAGCCCAGTCCAAACGATGGGCCGGACGCGGAATCAATCCACAAAATTTCCCTCGTGTTGACGAAAAGCTCATGGACCCCATCGACTTCAATATGGATATTCCTGATCTTGCAGGATACGTGCGGTCAATTAGGCACACACTCAAGGACCCTGTAGGATTCGTTAAGAACATGCTCCGGCGTATATGGCTACCTGATGAAGGGGAGACATTCTACTCAGGAGACTGGGCCAAAGTAGAGCCTGCAGTGCTGTATTGGCTTTGCGACCTGGGACCTATTCCTAAGAAATGGTATGAGGAGATGGCAGCAGAGATCTACAACATGTCCCCCGACCTCATAACTAAAGATTCCGTTGAGCGCCAAGTAGGAAAAAATGCAAACTTAAGTTGCCAATATGGCACTGGTTGGCTTGGGTTCCGCACAGCTCTTTACAAAGCGACTGGCATATGGCTTGAGGAAGAAGAGGCCAAGAAAGTTGTAAGTGCATATAGGCGCAAGCACCCAGAGATCACTAAGTTTTGGTATGACCTGGAGAAGGCTTTCCGCTTAGCTCTTTACGGGCAAACCACGTCATTAAGTCGAGGGCGAGTCCATGTCATGCCTATGCAACATCCATGGCGTGGTGTTCAAATAAGGCTCCCTTCTGGATCTTTTCTCTACTACCACCAAGCGCGGGAAGAAGAGGAAGAATATGAGGAAGAAGAGTTTTACCTAGAGCATGGAGTTACAAAGAGCCGCAAAGTTAAAAAACTTCGCATGGTCCTCACGTACTTAACAGACAAGAATGGTCGAGTGATACGGAAGAAAGTTTACTCAGGGCTCTTTTGTGAGAACGTGACCTCCGCGACTGCTAGGGATCTAATTCTCCCTGCACTTTATCGTGTGGAGGCAGCAGGCTTCAAAGTTCCTGGCCTGGTACACGATGAGATGTGGGGCAGCTCACATGCAGGGCGAGAGGAAGAGTTTGAATATCTAATGTGCATCAACCCATCATGGTGTGATATGCTCATTGGTGCAGAAGTTAAATCAGGTGGGAGGTACTTAAAATGATTCAGGAAAAACAAAAAAGATTCTATGCCGCACTCGGCAGTCTATTGACAGCAGCTCGCAAGAGTAGAAGCATGACAATTGCACAATTAGCAAATAGATCTGAGGAACAATTTAATACGATTAAAAGCATTGAGGAAGGCAAAGCCTGCTCGTCGCACCATTTCATATGGATGCACGAACTATTTGGCATTGACTACGCAGCTGTAAAATTGCACATGGAGGGAAGAAGTGGGAAGCAGGAAGAAAACATCACAGCAGGAAGACTTACAATCAAAGGGAAGCCAGTCAGAGTCCTTGAAGAAGGGGAGATCCAAATCAACTGGAGCCAAGTCCCAGAAGAGCACAGACCTAAAGAAGGATTCATCTACGACGAATTCGGGGACTACCTCTAAGTCAAAGAAAAAGAAAAAGAAGAAAGTTAATGGCGCAAAGAAAGGGAAGGCTTACGAGCGTGAAGTTTCAAACGACATTGGCCACATATTCCCAGAGGCACAGCGCCACTTAGAGTATCAGGCAGACGAAGAGCAAGGACTTGATATTGAAGGCACTGATGTCTTCAGAATCCAGTGCAAGTTCCGTCAGAACTATGTGCCCATTAACGCCATCCGTGAAGTACAGATTAAAGATCCTCGACATATCCCAGTGCTAGTCACTAAGGGCAATCATCGTGAACCAATGGCCGTACTGCCATGGAAGAAATTCGTCACCATTTTAGAAGTGTTGTACGGTCTTGAGCGGGCATGGGACTTACCTGTGTCCGCCATTCACAACCCTCTTAAGGTCCTAGTCTCTGCTCCTAACTTAGGACTCAGCATGGCAGAAGAAAAGCTTCAGGCAAGGTTTGAAGCGATTGAAGCAGAGTACAGAGAAGAATTTTCAGTTAACGATTTTATTTAATTTTTAAGGTGACACTTATGATACATGATCTAAACGCAATCCGAGTGGTTGAAGGCACAAAAGTCTCTCATGATTATTCTGGGAGCAACATTCAGTTGTTCAGCTATCGTGAGTTGTTTGAAAGACGGACGCCAGCAGTAGGAATTCCCTGCAAACAGAATGGACTTATCATCATTGATGTGGATGTCGAAGGACCAACACACAAGAAAGATGGGCGTGAGTTCTGGAGACGCTTCTGCGTGGAGAATAACATCCCCTCGACATATGCAGTGAGAACCCCTTCAGGTGGATACCATTTCTATTTCTTCTTGCCAGAGTCTGTGAATCCAGAAACTTTTAGCCCTCCAGGGGAGCTTGCTCCAGGAGTGGATCTTAAATGGAATGGATGGGCAGGCGCTCCTCCCACTGCAGGGTATTCAATCCATTACGGAAGCCTTCAAGATATTCAAGTCGCACCTCCTGCTTTGATGAACTACATAAGTGAGCTCATCCAGGGCAAGGGCTCCAAGACTTTTGACATTATGAAACCAAACGACATCACGACAATGCACCAGCCATTCTCTCCATCTCAGATCCATGAGTTGGTAACGAAGCTAGAGTGGATGCAAGTGAATGCGACTCTGAGCCGCGCAGAGTGGCGTGACGGGCTTTTCGCACTCAAGGCAGGCATTGATGACCCCGTGCTCTTGGATGAGCTCACATGCAAATGGACGATGAACAAAGCATATAGCCCTGGAGATGAAGATCAGGCCAGGGAGATTGTAGCTCGTGCAGATAAGTACGGGACTGTAGGTCCTGGAACAATCCTAGCAATTATTCGCATGGTACAGATCCGCGAAGGCGCTCCCATGGTGGAAACAAAATTCACAATTGCAGAGATCTTTGACCGCGCCAAGATCCCTTTGGAGTTTGATAAGAAAAGTAAAATAATGATTGAGTCCACTGAATCAAACGCAGGGGCATTACTAGGAGCTTCTTTTGATGAGGACGAACTTTACCACGACATTCGGCAGGACCTTTATATCTATAAGGGCAAATCATATTCTGATACTCAGCTGGTTAACATGTTTATCCCTATCCTTCAGTCACCCGCTTTCGGTCTGGGCCTGGAGAAATTTAGAAAGAACCAAATATCTTCCGGACTTGATGTTCTTATGTCGTCACGCCAGAAGGACCCGCATATCGAATACCTCAAAGGGCTTAAGTGGGATGGCGTTCGACGCATTGGAAAGTTCTTCACTACTTATGCCGGAGTTCCCTCGTCCCCGTACAGTGATCTTGTTGGGACCAACTTCTGGAGCTCACTCGCTGCACGCGGGCTTGAACCTGGATGTAAGTTCGATTCTATGGTTGTCCTTGAGGGGCGCGAAGGGATCAACAAGTCCAGTTTTGTGGAGGCCATTGGAGGCGAATATACATATGCGCCGGACGAGAAAGACTCTCTATCAGACAAAGACGCATTACGACAAATGCACCAAGCGGCGGTAGTAGAGCTTCCAGAACTTATTGGACTGGTAGGCGAGTCTGCACTTAAGGTAAAAGCCTTTCTAGCAAAACCATATGATAACTGCAGAGATCTCTACGCCCGTAAGGCCATGAAAAATCCTAGAGGATTTGTGTTTATTGGCACTACCAACGACGACAAATATTTGACACTTGCTTTGGGTGCCCGAAGATTCTGGCCCATTAAAATCCCGCATGACCAGCAAGTCAACATCTCAGCTCTGCGCTCAGACAGGGACCAGCTCTTTGCAGAGGGCATCCAGATGTACCGTGATGGGCATCCATACTGGCTTATGCCAAAGACCCTCCTTGACCCCGAGATTGAATCTCGTGTGATCGAAGAGCCTCTGATGGGCCCAATCAAAACGAACCTACTGTCTATGGGACCAGCGGTCTCAACGTCTGACATATACAGAAGTCTGGAATCTGCAGGCTATGTGACTAGAGGACTCACACACTTAGTAGTGACTCGCATTGAAGACTCACTTCGACGTTTAGGTTGTCATAGAGATGTTAACGGGATGTGGCAGAATAATCATAGCTCAGTGATGCAAAGCTTTATCCAGGCCATGGCGCCTCAGAGTTACGAGGCATATGTTTAGGGTGCCAGCTGCAGTGGTTGGAAACTCACGCTGGCGGATGAGCAAGGAGGTCCGCCTCTGGTTGCGGCCCACAACACTGCTGGTGGGTATGAGATACGTCAGAGAACCCCTGCCAAAACAAGTCTAGCGGTTGGTATTAAATATAGTATGGTTGTGAGATTTTATGTTGTCTATGGTTTAGTTATTAAGTATTCTGTGCTAGCTGCTTCATGCTCTTCCAATCTCCATTCCCTCAGATGAAAGATCTTCCGGAGTATGAAGTGGCGCCTTAACTAAGGCCAGAAATCCTGTCTTACCAGAACCCGGAGGAACAGTTTGGAAGTGAACCCACCCCTTAGTGCCAAGCTCGTAATAGAGGCCCATCTCCTCAAGGATAATTTCATTTTTCTGGACCCAAGCGTAGAGCTTTCCATCCTTGTCCTGGATGTCCACTGCCTGACAGAAAAGATGCTTCGATTTCATAGGAATCTTTTTAGGATCAGTGATTCCCTTCTTGTTATAAATTCTGATGTGGTAAAGAAGCGAACGAAGTCCCGACGTGGAGACAAACTGCAGTTTCCCATAGCGCTCTTGGACCTTGTTGATCCTCTTTAGAAGCTTCTCTAAATTCTTCTCGTAACCTGGAGGGCATGCCTTTAGTACGCCACCTTCAGTCAGGATGTCTTCTCTAGTTAGTTCTCTTAATTTCATGGGTTATTACTGGAAGCGCCCAGCGCAAGTCATAGTGCAATCTGCAGCAATGAACTTCTCGCGGACAAGTTTGTCGTTCATGTCATAGTCTTCTTCGATGTGGTCTATCCGGCACTTGCTGCCCAAGATGCGGCCAATGCCTGTACGTGGAGTGCATGTCTCAAGGTCATATGGAAACGACATGGCGGGCTTATTAGGATGGACCAGGAACTCTCTGTCTTTGAATTGAAGAATGCCTTGGGCTGTAATGGTTGAGCATGCAACAAGAAGCCCGAAGAAGAGACCCATTAAAAATTTCATTTAGTCCCTCTTGCTTCGCCCAGAACTTCACGCCCGAGAGCTTCTGTTCTGCGCTTGAGCTCGCGTTCGGCTTGCCCTTTTTTGTTCATGTCTTTCTTAGAGAACTCCGCGTCCTCCTGCTTATCAATCTCTGCTAGAAGCTTTCCAGCTTCCTTCTCATAGTAGCGTTGCCGCTCTTCAGATAAGAGTTTAGCAGAGGTTAAAACAAGCTGAAGGACGAGAGCTGCATTCATAGTTACTTAACTTTCTGAGGTAGAACTTTGTCGAGGAACTCGCCAAGCTTGGAAAGTAAATTTCCGAAGAGCTTGAAGGCGCCAGCGATAACGTACATGATGCTCATAGGTTTGTCGGACTTCACAAAGCGAAGAACAAACTCAAGAACAGCTGCGATTATCATGGCACCAGATCCAGAGCTGATAAAGCTTAGGATAGAATCCACAATACTTTGGCCAGGAACAGACTCAACGTCTACTCCAAAGGCTGAGAACGTGAATAAAATTGTCATTGTGACAAGTAACATTAAAAAGTTAGTCATAGATTACCTCCTATAGACTTTATGTACTAAGTAGAACATGAGGACTATGAGTGGGCAAGCTATTCTTGCGGCTCTCTGGGTGGAAGCTGTTTACGCTTCTCAGCAGGGACAGTCTCTGTCCATATCTGATAGACCCTCCCCTCAAGGACTTCAAACTTCTTATCTACCTTGTTATTAGTGTCACTGATCCATTCTTTCTGGCGGTCTATTCTGGCTTCAGCGTTTGAAAGCCTGGCAGCATGAGTGCCTACCCAGATCCCAATCACTACAAGTATTGTGATGAAGGAGCCTGTCAGCCCATAGCTGATCCGAAGATATGCATCATCCTTAAGTTCTAGTTCTTTGCTCATACAGACTCCTATTTAACCTTTGTTATAAATCGAGAATCTCAATGACTTCTTTTAATATATTCTTAACTGATGCTACTGTCGTGAGCTTTGTGTAGTCAACTGCCTTAAGTTTTGCTTTTGCAGCTTTTCTCTTCTGTACCCATTGCTCATTCCGTTCAGTAGAGGTTATGTCGATCTCGTACTCAGCAGGAACTTCAACTGTCTCGGTTACGGCAGGGGTTGATATGTTGCCTTCACCATCAAGAATAGCAGGAGTTACTTCTCTCTCATAAGAATATGCTTCTTTCCCAAGCTCACCCTCACTTCGAAGTTCACCAACCCACTTATCCATTTGCTCCTTGGTATCAAACAGCCCTGAAGCCAATACTTTTTCGTTCTTATAAATATCTACTTGCATGTCTCATCCTTAATTATATTGTTGCTATGTCTGCGTATCCATTACTCCCTGCTGCTCCATCTCCTGCTAGAGTAGAACCTGACGTACTGTTGACACCTCTTGGACCAGCAGTTCCACCAGCACCGCCAGCTACCGAGTACGCTGTGGTAAAAGAACGTGACCGAACAAATAGAAGTCCGCCGCCACCACCAGCACCGCCACCGCCTCCGCCTCCGCAGCCTCCGTAGTTAGAACCTTTACCATTACCACCGCCACCGCCATCAAACCCATCTTGGCCACTCATATCAATAATCCCACTTCCGATAATATCGTCGATGCTATGTAGGTATAGACCTAGAGAGTGCCTGCCTTTAGCACCACCTCCACCGCCACCACCATTTGTAGTAGAACCACCGCCACCGCCAGCACCGCCACCGCCACCGAAGCCCACTTCACCACCATTGCCACCATAATTTACATTGTGATTTCCTGCTCCACCACGACCCGGAGTTGCTATGTAGTACACTCCTCCATTCGAACTTCCTGAACCGCCAGCACCATTCGACCCATTACCATTACCTGAACCGCCAGCACCGCCCCCGCCTCCGCCTCCGTTACCTGAACCGCCACCGCCTCCGCCTCCGTTACCAGTAGAACCACCGCCACCACCAGCACCAGAGACAGCGTTGGTTCCTTGGAGTCCACCCTTACCACCAGCACCACCAGCACCTTGCGTGATAGTGTACGATAGAGACTCCCCGAATAATCCTGTTCCCGTGAACGTGCCGCCATTGTGTCGGACTCTTCCTGATATTTCCCCGTCCACAATGATCTTGCCGTAACAAGAAACTATGGTAGGAGCTTGCGACAGTGTTCCGTCAATTAGAAGCAGACCTCCTGCCTTTACGTGGATGAATCGGTAAAGGTAAGTTTCTCCTGCGAGAAGATATTGAGTTTCCCCGTTCTCCACTACCAGCATCCGAGGGGCCTGAATACTTGCGGTAGGTATTGCGTACATACTACGCTTCCATTTTGTTCAGGTAGGAAACGTAAGTCTTCCCATTAGAACGTATGAAGGTGTACAAGTTCTCTTTGCCTGCATCGATTGCTAAGTCGAGAGAAGGGTCTTTGTATATTCCAACTGGCAGAGTGATACCTACAGTAGAACCAGATGTGTTGTTAAGGATAACAGTAATGATCTGCCCGTCAGATATATTTGAGAATGTCAGTGTCTCCGAAGTTGATATGTCCTTATAAAATACATTCCCTAAAGACCAGTCAACATCGAGTGTAGTTATCTCTTGGCTTACTGGAATTATAGTAGGTGCATCCCCAGTGTCTGGAGAGAGTAGTTCAAAGTCATTTTCTTGGAGATGGAAGTTTACGTAAACACTTGCAGTAGCAGCAGGTGTGGCCGATGCCATAATTCTTATAATATCACCTTCAGCAACATCTCCACTCCATGAGAAAGGCATGATCGAAGCAGATGAAGAATCGTATGTTCTTCCCAAGCTTTCTGAGTCTGTTGGTGCGGCCGTAAGTACAGCTTGGTTTTTAGAAATGTATGCCGATTGAGCCGCAGCAGATAGATAAATATTTCCTGAAACACTTAAGGTGCCTGCCTTCGTCATTCTAACGTGAGTCCCGTAGGTAGTGTCCACCCCAAGAGGGTTGACCTCTATACCTGACCCTCTAATAGAAGCAAGAGTCGTGAACTTAACAACGTAAGTATTAGCTCCAGTACCTCGAGCTACTGCGCCTTCGAATCGCACTTGTGAAGATCGAAGTGTTACCTTCTGGTTAGAAGAAGTCTTCACACTCTTAAGTGCTCCTTGTCTGGCTATGACTAGGTAATGGTAAAGGTCGTTAGACCCTGAGGTATTTAATGTAGCAGTGGCAATAAACTTTAAAGATATTACGGAGCCAGCAGTGAAAAAAGCCTCATGGGTAAAATACGAAAGAGATGTTGAAGTTTGTTCATACGATAGTCTTCTAATCTTTACTCCATCTACATATAGTTCAATACCCTGATTTGCATTGGCCGTGAGATACACTGACCCAGAAAGACTGAATACTCCGTCTTTTAAAACTGTGAACTCACTTCCATTCCATGAACCAGCATCACCTCGTAACGTGGTAGACACTGCCCCGAAAGGAATGTTAGTGGTGTTTGCTGTTACGACTTCTCCTGCGTTTCCTGTTACTTCTAACTCAAAGTCTTCTTCTTGAATGAACGCATTTGTTATACTGTCTGTCAGGAATATTTCAATGTCGTCTATCTTGGTAGTTGGGAACGTGACTTCTGCAAGCATTGTTACTGTGTAGCTAATAGAAGCAGTGGTTAGTTCAGTATCGAAGCGGAAATATCTTTCACTACTTTGAGTGCTTAGAAAGTCTACGACCTCGAATCCTGTAAGGTATGCAGCGTTTGTTTCATCGTACATAACCACTGTCACATTACCATCAGTAGCGTTTGAAATACCTGTTAGTTTTACCGTAAGGTTTCGTCCTCGGAATTTTTCATCTAAGGGTATAGCCTGTTTAAAGTATTGAGTACCTAAGTCTAAGTGGTCTACAACTGCTGAGACTAACCCATGGATAGGGTCAGTAGCAGAAAGTACAAGCCCATCCTGATCGAAGTCACCAAGAGCAGCAGTTTCAAAATCCTGAACAAATAAAGTATCAGTGCCACTTACTCCACCGCCACCGCCATCGCCGCCACTACCTGAGCCAGCTTCAATCCAGTCAGTATTTAGTACCCCTCCAACTAATTTATACTCTTTGGCTTCTGATATAACGTAGACAGGCATGCCCTCCCATCTAACACCTGAAGGGATTGCATCTCTAGCTGTGAGGTCAGCGACTTGCGCTCTGCTGTCCAAAGGTAGTGGTGAGCCTACGTCGAAATTTAGAGCTAATGGAATACCCATATCTAATTACCTTTTAAACGTGTTAGTAAATGCCACCTGAGTAGTAGGGAGCGTGAGTTCGTAAACTCTGTATGACTGTGGTGTCCCGTCCAGCCCCGTAATACTCACTGTCCTAGCTGTGTACCCTGAGATTGTCTCAAATCCGTTAGGATCTAAGATTGAAGTAAGGGCAGCATATGCAGCAGGGTAGCAGAAATAAAAGTGTTCAGAGGTCGGAGAAGTGGTCACTGCCACGTTTGCTGTTGACCCCCTCACTACTTTGTTTAAGTTTGACACGATGCCAGAAGAGTTGAGTCCTGCAGCGCCTTTGCCTTCATAGTACGGGTAGGCATATGAATACGTGACTGTGTTTGATTGGATAAGCGTTGTGCCATCATAAACTTTAGAATAGAAAGACATTGTGTCTGAGAAAGGAGTTGAGTCTACATAGACTTCCACGCCGCCATTTGCATTAGGCACAGCTTCGGTATGCACCAGGACTCCATTTCTGAAGTGAGTGACTGCCGTGATGAGATCTGATCTCTTCGTTGTGGACGCCGACATGCTGACTGAGGCTACCGTGGAGCCCTTCTCTCTTACTGCACTTGAAGGGGAAACTCCAAGGGATATTTGAGGAGGGAGGTATGCAAAATCCAAAATTTTTAGTATTGTGTCATCAAGGCCTGTAGAGGCAAATGCTGCTCCAAATCTTGCAGAGTAACCCACATAGGCGCCATCTTTCCAAACCGCATCTCCAACTACTGTAGTGTCTCCCTCTAGGAAGCCGCCATCAATGACTCCCCCTGGAAGAGATCCGCCTGCATCAAGGAATTCAGCTAATGTAGTTTCCATTAGAGTAAGTCTTTCAACTAATTCTTCTGCATTTACAGGAATTCCAGGCTCGTCATAGGATGCATCTGAGAACTTGAGGGCCTTGTCAATTTCATATCGAAGCGCCCGAATGTTCATCGTCAGGCGGTCCGTCATTTTTTCAATTGCGGTTGGGGTGAGTGATCCAAAATTTCTCAGGGTTGTTGGCTGGTTTGCTTCGTCACTAAACTTAATGAAGAGCTTGTAGCCAGTCTTGAGCTTTCCTGCTATGAGCCATGCTTGGCTATCTGGGATAGGTCCCATCCATCCTGGAGGCACATCGGCTGCATCCTTCAAGACAAATGTGGCAAGAGTGTTTGGTCTCCCAATATTGCTGAGCGTAAAGTCTGTGTCAAGAACTAGGGCGGTCTCAATGTTCTCTGAGTCTGATATGACCGCATGGACGTTCTCAGCCTCGTAAGTAGGGAAGACTACGGAGAATGTATCCGCCGCATCATTTCCCTCATACTTTACGACTGCCGGAGTGTTTATTGCTACTGTCATGCTAGTCTGCCCTTTTTAGATAATGCTACTCTTGGCGCTTTACTTTTGCCAGCTTTCTTCTTCGAACTCCCGCTTCTCTTCGCTTTTCTCTGGCAGGCTTGTTTCTGTTTGAAAGATCAATGGCCGCACCAAGAGCTTCAAAGCCTACAAATCCTGTGAGGAGTGTTGCGGTAGAGATAAGTGCTGTGACTTCAGTGTCACTTAAAGGAACGCCTTGACGCTTATGGTTAGCGCCTGCAATGGCAGAAGGAACCTTGCTCAAGACTCCAAAAGCAGCTGAAGGATTGGCACTTCCAAAGATCATTGCCGAAGAAACTAGTCCCCCCATGATAGGCATTGGACCTTCAATAGGTGCCATTATGGCCCTAAGTGCAAGGGTTCTTTGTGAGCGCTTTCTCTGCTTCTCTTCGTCTGCCTCGTCATCCCCTTCCGCGCGTACTGCCTCCGATATGATAGAGTCGAAGATCATTGGAATGTAGAGGGCTATGACTCCTAAGAGGGCAATCACTGCAGCTTTCTGGGCAGCTGGTGTGTCTCTCTGCATCTCGACTGAGAAGAGGTTTCTGATTGCAAGTTTATATGAGAGTGCCATAGTGAACACTTTGTATATGTCCTCCCCGCGCTGGAAGTTTGACATTCCAGAAACTCCCGTAGCTACCTGAGTCTTATCCACTAGGAGATCTGCCTGAAGAGCTGCTTGCTTCTCACTGAGATTTGAATCTAGGGCCTGGTTGTATGCGGCCATCCACACGTTAACATCTGTATAGTTCTGGAACATTTGCATGGCCCATGAGGATATGTCGCGTGAGACTATTTCTGATCCATTGATCCAATCAAAACGAGTATCAAGGAATGAAGTGGACCTTCCAAGCTGCTGCATAGATCCGTTAAGTCTGTTCTTCATTAGAGCTGATTTACTTGTAATGAACTCCCGAGTCTGCACTGGGGAGAAACTTTGCTGAGCAGAGGCCAGGAGCATTCGCCCAGGATTCACTTCTTTCATTGCAGGGAAATGCCCCAAGAGCTGCTTGAATGCCACCATTGAGTTGAATGAATAGATCGCAATGTTCGCATTCTGCCTGAACTTGCGGGCTATGCTGTGCTGGTCAAGGCTTCCAGGTTTAGTGAAGATCTGCCCACTGGTGTCTTCAAACCATGGAAGGATGACGTTCTTTAATGCCCCTGGTCTTTTAGCTTCAAGAGCTGCATGGACTTCCTGACTAGAAAGAACTTTGCCTAGGTCCATCATTGGGTTTCTAAGGTAGATAATATTCATTACTGCAGAGAGGTATTGGGGCACTTTTGACATATCTAACTCAGAGTCATAGTACGTTTGCGTCCGCTCGTTCGTCATACCTGTGTTCTGCTTAGGGTACATCTCTTCGACTCTGTAGTTTGAATTGGCATCTGGGTCTACCAGAGACTCAAATTTTGCAATGGTGTCCAGGACTCGTGACTTACTTGATGGGAAGTACCCGCCCTTAAGAACGCCCAAAGAAGTGGTGAGGGGTCTTGCCTCAATGTTCCCAATCTCAAAGCTGCTAGACTTTCTATGCTCACGCTTAAGCTCTGGGTGAAGTTTAGCAAACTCATCCCATATGGTTTGGTACATCTCGAAGCGCTCAGCTGTGAGTACGCCTTCGGAGATAAGGCGCTCAATAAATTCCATCGTCTTAGTCATGTCTAGCTGAAGATCTTTAGGAGACATAAAACTCAAGGGGCCACTGCCATTGAAGCCACCAAGTAGAATTTTCTTAGCACCAGACTCCGAACCTAAGTTCATCATAAAGGCGTCAAGTTGGTTCATGCTCTGGAACGTCACCTTTAGCTCAGGTGAGTGGATGGGCTTCATGTTCTTATCAAGACTCACAAATGGGAGCCTTCTCAGGATGGGTGCATATAGAGCCTCCATAGCTGAGTTGTTCTTAACTGCTTTACGGACTGCTTTAACGATAACTCTGTCCACTTCATTTTTATGGAGAGTGAGTTTGGCTTCCTGGTCCCGAACACCTGTGAGCATTTTGCCCATGGCAGACTTCACAAAGTCGCCTGTGTTTTTATAGAAGCCTTCCATGAGAGTGCTCATGTTCACAAGGCTTGCATTCTTCTTACTCTGATATGAGGTCTTAGTGAAGTCTACAACATTGCCCACTCTATCAAAGTCTTCAACTACCTGGCCCTTGATTGTGTCAAGCTGTTCGATCTTGTTATCTACTTCAATTTTCTTGGAGATCCTGGCCTCTTTCATTATGGCCTTAACTAATTCTCCTAGGGCCGTGTAGCCTCCTACTGTCAGGTTCTCCCCGGCTTTCCCGCCTGCTTGCTGCTGGAAGTCTGTTACGGCATCATTGATTCTAGTGATCGAATCCCCTGTCACTCCGCTAATGTCATTGAACATCTCTGCAGTGAGAGGAGGGACGTCACCTTTCATCTTAATGATCTGAACTATCTGGCGCCCGTATCTCATCATGTCGAAGTCATAAACCTTTAAATGGTCCTTCGATCTTGAATATTTCTTAAGGTTGTTGATGCGGACTTTAGTTTCTGCCACATCATTCTGAGCATCTCTTGCCGCTTTATATGCATAGTAATGGATTGCTTCTTTGAACTTGGAATCAAAGCTGCCCATGAAGTCACCTGTGCGGAAGAGTCTTGCTGCCTGTCTTCCGTGGCGCTGTGAATCCATAAGGAATTTATTGGCGCTAAATCTATATGCAAGGGAATCCCTAACAAGTTCTTGCCCTCTTGCTGTGATGTTTTCTTTGCTCCCTTTAGCTATGTATTCTGCAGGATTGATTGCTTTTTCCGCAAGTCCTTTAAGGGTTGGGAGAAATTTTGTGGCCAGGATCTTAAGCTCATCTTGCATAAGCTTCTCAGCTCCGCGTGAGTTAACTGCATCCACTGCAATCTGGTGAACCTCCTCGTCTGATTTCATTACTGGGATTTCAGTCTTGAGAAGCTCATCAAAAGTTTGGTTGATGAAGTCTTGACGCATACCCATTTCCACAAGCTGCTCAAACATCTCTGCAGGATCTGAGATCCTTTTCATTTGCATGTAGAGGGAAACGTCCATCCCGCCTTTCTTCTTGCCTGTCATAACCGCACGAGGGAGTGTTTTTCTAAGAGCTTCCATGCGCTCCTCAGAGCCCCCAAGGATTGTTTGAAGAACACTTTCATAGCTCAGGCGTGGGTCCGGCGTGTCGCCTTCAGGGTCGTTTTTATGCTCTCCATACGCAGACTCAAAATCTCTAAGCGTTTGCATGGAAGGCATTGCATCCACTTCTTCAACTGCCATATCAATAATTCTGTCTTGTTCCTGGAGGATTAGTTTCTCTCGGTCCTTGATGGATTGAGCAAATGATTTGTGGTAGGCGGATCCAATCGCAAGGGATCTGGCATCTGCAATTCTCTCTCCATATTTCACGCCTTCTGGACCTAGCATTTCAGGGTCAAACATTGGGACTGGGAACATTGGGATGACTTCTTCCTCAATGCGGTTACTTACTCCAAGGATTGCTGAGAACATTCTCTCAACTTCTGGAGTCATTTTAAGTGGCGGGTACTGAGGGTATGTCATTTGTCTTATAGCATCTGCGACTTCATTGATCCATTTGCGGAACACTTCCATGAGCGCTCTGATGCGGTTGTCATCGAACTTTCCATCAAGGAAATATCGTTCAGTCGTTTGTGCAAAAGATTCATGGACCTGGGCATATCTGTCCCCTCTGAGCGTGAGGAGTTCGTCAATTGTCTTCATTCCAAAAGAGCGCCCAAGAAGATCCGCTGCAGTTTCCATGGCAGTCTTGTATTCTTTCTGATCTGGAGTGAGCTTGTCTTCTGGAATCACACTTACTATCTTCCAGTCTTCGGCCATCTCGTGGAGCCATGAATGCCCAAACTCATGGACTATGGTTTTTGGAGTTGATGTTGGGGCAAAGACAATAGTGTAAACTCCGCCTGGCATTTGGTTGGGCTTGAATATCCCATGAGCTCTATTGCTTTCTTTCTTAGTTGTCTTACCGATCTGCAGTCTTGAAGCGACTTGCTCCATAGTTTGCCCTGTGACCTTAGCACGCATGCGCATATGTCGAAGCTGCGCATCAGCAAAGACTTCCACCATTTCTGGGGCAAAGCTTTTGTCATTCGCTTGCTTAAGCCTTGATACTAGGGACTTAAATACTTTACGCTCTTCTGCGTCACGATATTTTGAGGTGAGTTCTACAGGCCTGGAGATGATGTTGTCTCCAGCTTCAGTAGGCTCTATGATCTCGATGCTGTCATCTGGAGTGGAGTCCACATCTGTCTCACTGTCATTTGTCCTATCAAAGAGGTCATATGGATTTTTCTCTAAGGCCTCTACTGTTTCCTGGGCTTCGACTGCATTAAACTCATTTCCATTGAAGCGGGCAATTGTTTCAAGCATTGGGTCGCTCTCAGTCGCTATGATCCAATCTGCCATTGGCACCTGGAATGAAGTGTCTGAGACTCGGTTGCTCATGTAGTCTTTGAGGGCCTGTGGCGTGAAGGAGTTCATTGCCTCTAGTGAGTCAACGCCTTTCTTCATATGGTAGGCTTCCCACTCGGAAGGTGAGATGGAAACGTGGCTATTGGATGCTCTGTCCTGTGCCTGAATTTCTTTATTAATTCCTGGCTTCAAGTCAACATCCATAGGAGCGTGAACACTCTCAACTTCTGCACCTGGTGCCATTGATTCATTGATAAGATCTTTAATCTGGTCAGGCGAAGTTTGCCCAGTGCTGTCACTCATTACTGAGGCACGTAGGTTTGAGACTGCTGCCGCTGCCTGAGTCGCTGCATTTGCAGTCTTAATCTTTGCACCAGTCGCAAGAGCTGCAAGCTTCTCCGACTTATAAATTGTTCTCGCGCCATATCCTACTGAGCTGAATGCTGCTCCAGGGAGAATAGATGCCACCATTTCAAGTTTGGCTTCCTTTATGTTCTCTGCCTTCTTCTCTGGGGTCAGTCTGCCACCATATAGGTCGGCGGCATTTGAAGCTGCAAGTTGAGACCCACCTTCTCCAGCTGCATTGAGCGTGCCTTCTGCAATCGCTCCAGTTGAGAATACGGCCATCTTGCCCATTACTGTCTTGGCCACTGCTTTCTTCACTGTGTATTTGAGGAGTAAACCTCCAGTTAATCCAATGACTGCATCAGAGGCACCCATGATCCCGCCATATAAAGAAGCTTCTTTTCTCATAAGAGATAGCTTCTGTGGGTCTTGCCCAGCTTTCACATAGTCAATTTTTCCTGTCTTCGGATCTGCATAATCACTTAAAAGGTCCTGCATTTTTTCACCAAACGAGAGAAGTCCTCCCGCTGCGAAGGCACCTAAAGTTCCTGTGATTCCCGCAGTCACCCCTATAGGACCAGTGAAAGGGACAGAGGCAAAGCCTGCAATCCCTACTACTGAAGAGGCCATAGGAAGCAAGGAAGATCCAATGCCTTCCATGGCAAACGTGCCTGTGGCGCCTGGATTTTTTGCCATCTCTGCCAGGATGTTTAAAACTCCATCAGCTTTAGTAATAGCTTCAAGTCCTGCGCTTTCTGAGTATGTCTGAGTCTGGGTATCAAGGTGGTTCAGTTGAACTATGCCTTCTTCCCACGTCATAGTCCCAAGCGCCATTTGACCTTGAACCCATGCTTTAGTTATGAATATTTTTTGGTTTGTGTAGACTTTCTCCGCATCACTCATCTTGTCTGGATTGAATGCCTGCGCAGCGTTGTCAATCTTTCTGGTATAGTCACCTGTGTTCTTCATGAGCTCATAGTTCTCAGGAGACTTAGCTGCCCACCTGGCCACTGGCTGGTTGTACTTAGCGACTAAATTCCTCTTCGACTCTACTACTGCATCATTGAAGCCCATGTTGCTGAGCTTAGCTTCTGAAGCTTCCTGTGACATGCCAGTAAGGATGGAGAGTTTCTTTGCTTCCTGGGCCATCTTCACGCGTTCTGGGGTGGCCGTAGCTGCCATGATTGCCATCTGAGCGCTGAGACCTTTAGGTGTTATCTCTTCAGCTTCCCCTTCTTTGGCCTGGGCAATTGCTGACGAGAAGTCATCTTCTTCAGTAGGTCCTTCTTTGGCCTGGTTGATTGCTGACATCATGTCGTCGTCTACAGGGATCTCTTCTGCCATCAAAGGTGCAGAAGCTGGGCCCATTGACCCCCACATGTTTGATCTGTCCTGAGAACGAGTAACTAGTCCGCCCATCTTGACAGACTCACCATTGGTGTTGTCACCCTTATTGTATTCTAGGAGCTTCGCTTGGATCTCTGAATCTGTAGCGCCGCTCTTAATGTAATTGTAAATTTTCTGGCGAGACTCACTCTTCATATTGTAGTCGATGTCTAAAAGAACATCCTGCTGAGCTTGAGTAAATTCTCTTCCAAAATCCATAGAAGAAAGGGAGGCTTCTGAGTTTGCAACATATGCACGCATGTCTTTATCAGCTTGGTCCCTCGTCACAACTCTTTCTGGGTTGTCAGTCTTTACCCCATAGCCCGCTGACATCTGAGTGCCATCTGGATATGCGTTTTCTCTGAAGCCTTCTTTACCTTTGATTCTATCGTAAAAACCGTTTGATGCTTTAATTGCCACAAAATCCCCTCAAATTTATTTCTTCACATATGGAAGGTGTACCTGTTTGTTATTTGCTTTCATGATGCTAATTGCTTTGTTGATTTGCATCTCCGACATTGTGGGGTCTCTCTTCTTGAGTTCTGCAATCCATGATGGATCTACTCTGTCCTCTTCAGCCATCTTTGAGAAGCCTTCATTGAACACTTCCCTTTCAGGATTTCCAAAAAGTCCAAAAGTCTTACCATAGAAAAAGCTTTCCTCTTCTTTAGAAGTTCCATGATCCTCAAGCTCTGTGTAGAGCATGTTCCGCACGTCACGTCTTGTCGCCTTCGGGTTCTCTCTGAGGAGCTGCTCATACCGTATGTTTGCTATGAGGTTTGCTTGCCCTCTTTCTTCTGGGTCCATGATGCCTTTGGCTTCATAGAAGTTTTTAAGCATGCGGTCTTTCTCTGCATCCATTCCAAGCTGGGTGGTGTTCTGTTCCTTAGTGTCCATAGAGATATACCGTTCTCTCTTGGCACGAAACATCTCCATGTCCTGGAATGACAAGTCACCCACAAAGGCTCCTAGGTCAGTGACCTTAGCATACTCTGGGTCTTGGGCAAAACGCTCAAGAAGTAAATCTCTGACCGCTGGGTTTGTGACTGCTGGGGCCTTGCCCCCATGCTTATTTATTGCTTCTGCAATTTTCGCTCTGTCTGCTACCGGAATTTTAATAAGCTCCGACTGATAGTCCTTCCCACTGTTCACTGCTGCATAGACTGAAGAAGCTTGCTTCTCAAGGTCCATAGTCTTTTGCTTCTTCTTCATCTCAAAGTTCGTTTTGGCAAAGCCAATAGATTCTCGGGCCATCTTGCTTGTGGGCGCATGGGCCTGAATGAATTGGTTCTGGAGGTCTGGGCTATCTGGATGTTTATCCATTGCCATGTTGGAAAGGGAAATAGCTTCACGAGAATTTTTTTCTTCCCTGGCCGTATTGAGAAAGCCAATTGCCTTAATTCTGTCTTCAGGTGTGAGCTCAGGATCGAAGCGGTTGAGGATTTCCTCAGCTCGGTTGATCCCTCCAGGAAGCTTGGCTTGCTGTTCTATGGATCTTCTGAATAGTTCGGAGGTCCCTTTCTGTAGGTTTGCCTTCACTTGCTCTTGAGGAAGCCCCATTCTTTTGCCGTGGTCTATAATTGCATTCTGTACATTCTTAGCGCCTTCTCCTCCAAGGTAATCTAAATCACCTGAAGCTTGGATAGAGTCATTAAGTGTATTCGCTACGCGAGTTTTAAAGATTCCGTCCTCAGCTGCGCGGACTTGTCCTGCAGTGTATGGGGTGGCAAAACGATTGTACTTAGTGAGCTTCTCTTCCAGGGCCTGCTTAATGAAAGGGCGAAATTCTTCTTTAGTTCCAAGAACTCTTTTATCAAATTTCTGCTGGAGCCATTTTGTCCGCTCCGACTTCACATCAACTGCATTGATTCCACGGGCATCTGAGAGGTCTGCCTGCGCCTGGATGACATCATTTTCAGCATCGTTTTCAGCTTGTGCCTTAAGGAGGTCAAGAGTTTTTTTCTTTCTCTCGTTCTCCTGGGCTTCTTGAGCTGAGATAGTTTTTTGGAGTGTGCCAATAAAACCTGTATCTAATTGTGCTGCTTTTGGGGTTTGAAAACGTGTTGCTTGCTCCGCTTTAAGCGAAGTGATTTGCATTTCTTGGGGAGATCTTTGCGGCATTATGTGCTCCTGTGGCCATATACACTCGCTCCAAATTGAAGGGCAGATCCAAGAACTGCATAATTCTTATTAATCTCTGCCGCTCTAACTTGATAGCCGTAATTAACTTCTTCAAGTTCATATCCAAGGGCTTCGCGCATAGAGTTTATTTCCTCTTGTGCTGCGTTGTAATATCCGATGGCTTCATATGAGCCTTGGATCTTCTGGGTTTGGGCGCCATTAACGTCCTGCCCTTGCGCCGCTGCGTTCAGTAAAGCGCTTTGTCCTGCTTGGTATCCTTCTGATTGTGCATCTAGTGCCGCCTGTCGTCCACGATATAGTGCATCTGCTTGCTGATTTCTTGCTTGTAAGATGTTCAGCTGCGCCGTTGCTGCCACTTGGGTGTATGCGTTGTTCGCATTGTAAACATCTACCATGAATTGTGCGCCTGACAATGCTGTCTTTGCTGCCTTATAGTCTGTGTCTTGCTTCTTAGTTTCTGCTGTAAGCCCTTCAATCCCTTTAAGAGGTGCATCAAAGTCCTGCCCCATAGACATCGTTTGGTCTACTTCGACTGGTGCATACTCTTTCTTGACTGGAGTTTCAATTACTACCTTGTCTTGTTCAGCCTGGATCTTCTTGACAGTCGCAGTGCGCTTCTTCACTCCTTCAGCTTCCACATTAATTGCAGGAAGGGAGAGTCTGCTGCCCCCCTGTGCCATTCTTCCGCCAAGTGAATAAACGCCCGATGAGTTACTGATTGCCATGGTTAATCTCCCGATATGCCTTTAGGGTACACGGAAAGAATTGTCATGGGTACTGGATCTACGTTTTTTATATTAACTCTTCCAGGGCCATTCCATTCTGTTGGGAAGTTTACTACTTTATGCCCGTTGAAGTTTGGAGTGGTGATTGAAAGATCCCCTTCCATTCTCGTGTCGAGCTCTTCCATGTTGGTCAAATCTTTTCCAGGAAGCCCAATGAAAGCACCTCGGGTTTCCATCATCCCCAGGCCCACGGCATTTATGAGTTTGTTGGCATCTGTGAGAGTTCTCTCCCCAGACGTTTCAATGTCCATAGTCTCAAACTCCGACATGTACGGAATCCCTACATAGCCGTAGCAGTAGTGGTCAGGGAGGTTGACTTTTGAAACTCCCAAGACATCTTTGTCTACATAGAGGGTGTTTTTGTGTGGGTTGTTTGGGGAAGAAATAACTTCTCCATCTGCAAAAACTGAAACACCTTTTAGCGAAGTCTCCGCAACAAGGCTCTCTGGGTCTGTGAATGCATACAAGAGTGTTCCGTGACTTAGGCTTGCGCTATTAAAGGCCTGGAGACATCTGGTCTGGAGATTCTTTTTCTGGGCATCTGTAAGTGCTTGAGCATTGACATCCTGAAGGACTTCAGGGACATCCTGGTCAAAGAACCCACTATACTCTTCAAGGAAAGTCGGATCCCCTGTGGCCACCAGGCTTCCATTAGTTACATGGTATCGAAGAGTCTGGACACTTTCAAACTTCCCATCTATGTCAAAAGAGTCATAGAAGAAATGAAGTATGCAGTTATCAGAATCTTTAATTATTTCACTGCTTGATAATGTGGTGCGGAGCTTGATAGTCTCTCCCGCAGTCCATATTCCTGACCCTGGAGTCTCAATGTTTATTCGTGTTGCGAGAGGGAGCGGAATCCCTGCTGAGTCAATGCGTGCATATCCCTCATTCCCGTTATTTGAAAGTCTGTACCCGAAGGATTTAAAAGAGTCTGCAAAAAACTCAGCTTCACGAAACTTATCTTCTCTAGTGTTAAGCCTTTCAACAAGTCTTACTCCGTTTCGGATAACATAGCACATGAGGACATCGTAGTATTTATCCGTCACTAGTGAATCAACTGAGTTGGCATAGTATAGATTTTTTGCTTTCCCTAGATATATGCTCTCAATGTATCCATCTGTTTCTAATACAGCAAATCCTTGCCCCAGGTTGTCGTTCCCTGAGTTTGTTATTCTCACCAATTTCCCGTCACGTCTAAGAAGGTATACTGTATCTTCAGTCCCGTTCAGGACTTCCATTTGAACAATATCCTGGTCTAGTGTGTGTTCAGAAAAAGCAGAGGCTTCCGATATGTTTAAGTTCCCATCTATGCTGAACTCTATGGCCATTAGTTTAGTGTGACTATTGTTAAGGAAATATCCCTTTCTTCCACTGCTTTTTGGTTCAACTGAAGAAGAACATCCTTCATTGGAAACTATTAACGGATTCACTTGAGTTGGAGTAAGCACTCCTTGCTCTCCTCCTCTGACTATATACACACCTTTGCCTGTAAAGGCGATGAGCCTCTCCATGGACAGCTGTGCGACACATGGAGTTCCGTCTGTGACGGGGATGTTGAATTGGAAGGCTCCGACGTCTGTATACACGATAGGGGATTTTAGTTGTTCTGGGGCTCCTAGCTTGGATGCGTACATGTCTCCCGCTCGGATCCCTGATCCTTCAGGTCCTTGTTCCATTCCAAGCACAAGTCTTTGCTGATAGTAAGAGGCGCAGAGCGCCCCTCTCAGCACTTGTTTCGCTTCGTCGTATATACCACTGTCTATTGGTGCCGTGACTGACGGATTAGAAACTCCGTAGTCGGTAAATGATACTGAAGTTTTTGTGTAGTCACTAAAAGGGACTGCTCCTGCAAATTGGTAGAAAGATCCGCCAAATCCAGCATTTCCGGCTCCACGGTAGAAGTTGAAGGCTTTTACAGGGCTCCAGTAGGCTTCCCCTCCAGTTGTGGTCAAAACTAAAGTTGTTGAAAGCTGGGCGTGTGGATGCGCAATGTTTCCTGCACTTATAGTGGCAGGAGTGGGTTGTGTACCTTGCATCACTGCGACTCTGACTTCTCTCCCATCCTTGAACACTGCTGTGACAAGATAGGATACAGACAGGAAAGGGGAAAGCCCTAGTGAGGTTCCTGCAAGTGGGTGTGTCCCAATACCACCTAAACCATAGTTGAACCTGAGCCCACCTCCATTGTTTAGTATTGTGATATGGTCATGAGGGAGTGGGTTAAATGCTGCATCTAGTATGGCCACTCTTGACTTGGGGGATACAAAAATTTTCTCTTTTAAGAGAGTGAATCTAACTTCGTTTGGAGATGGCTCGATAAAGTGCTCATCCTCCAAAACTCCATCAATGGCGAATTTATATTTATCCTCGTAATAAGGAACGTATCCAGGGGCAGGCCCATACAGTAACTGGGAATGTTTCCCATACTCTGCGGTTCTCCAAACATTATTTTCTGCATCCCACCATGTGAATGCTTTGATACCTGCTTTCCCTCCAAGGGAAGGAAGGTCTTTTTGAGTAGATGCTATTTGTATGTATTCAAAGCCAGGTCGGTTGCTAACGCCCCCAGCTCTTCGCACGTACATGTTTCTGAGTTTTGCCAAGCCTTGGCCATAGGAAACTTCATCGGACTTATATCGAAGGGACGGGGAGACTTCACCATATATGAAGGATAGTTGTTTTCCCGAAGACATTATTGCCACCTTGCGGTGAGAAGTGGGTTAGGAGCATCCATTTTTTGAGGCTGTCTTCCAAGGTCATATGCTATGGCGCGAGTAAGCTCCGTGGCAGCATCTGCCATAAGGAGTTCTTTGACTTTTGCCCAGTTATTTGTGACCACTGACTTTCCAATGTCTAAGGCCAATTGGTACGCAAGCCCTCGCCCGAAGTGTGTGGGGAAACTTACGTCCTCCGACATTCTGGTGGTGTATTCTGCCCATGCGAATTGGACATTACACCAAACTCTAGTGGTGGCGCCAATGTTCATTTCTTTCCACTTGTGCTTTTGGTCCTCGTACAGATTGTACTCTGAGAAGATTCCTTCCGGAGCAATCTGACGAATGACTAGGCAGTCTGCAGGGTAAAGATATTCATATGCAAAATTTTTGCTTGGGTTGTCCTGAGAAAAAGCAAGTGCTAGTTCTTGGGATGCGAAGCTCCATGGATGGGCTTCTAAAAATGTATCAAGCGACGTCCGAAGATGACGCCTGATAATTTTAGCTACTATAGTATTTTCTGTGTCCAGATCTGTTACTGACAAAGTAGAGGCCAGGTGCCCGAGAGCCATATTCGCAATCTCGTTTTTCTGTAGCATTGTGGCCCTCTATCTTAAGTGAGTGAAGGAAGAACAGGAGCGGCTGGAGCTTTCACTGCAGCTTTCTTAGCTGGAGCAGCTTTCTTAGCTGGAGCAGCTTTCTTAGCTGGAGCTTTCACTGCAGCTTTCTTAGCTGGAGCAGCTTTCTCACCGTCTTCTGATTTTTTATTCTCTTTCAATTTTTTGACAATATAGTCTTCAATATTAAACCCTTCAGGCTTCGATGGTTCCATCCAAAGAGGCAGTTCACCGTCTTTGCTTAGGTATCCTGAATACTCAAAAAGATGCCCAGCACGTACAATGGCATAGCCTTTCCCGTCGTGGATCTGCCCAATGTCTGTTGCAATAACAGGGACATTTAGAACTTGGTCTCTTTCACTTTCTTTTTGTGCTTTTGTTGCTAGGTCTGAAGCTGATTTAAGTTGTCTTCCCATTTGATCCCCCATGAAGTTTTTAAAAGAAAGGGCACCGAAGTGCCCTTAGAGTAACTTTTTTAGTATAGTTAAAAATACTATCCGACGTAAGCACCGTCAACCGCTGCAACAATCCCTGCAGTAATTTGACCTAGTGTAGGAGCTGTTCCTGCCACTGTGTACTTAAGGCGTAAGTAGCGCATAGTGATTCCGCGTGGGACTTTTTCAATCGGGCAGATATATCCGGCCTTAAGATCCGCAAGTAAAACTAGCTCTGAAGCTACAATTACTGGGGCAGTGAAGGCTTCGTCAATTGCCATCTCAACATCAATTTTAAGTGATGTTAAAGTGTTGAAAGACTGAACCACTTGGATAAGAAGTGGGATCTTCTGCGACTTGTCCATATTGCGCTTAAGCTGATTCTTCCTATAAGGAGCAATCCCTGGAGCGCCCAGGTCAAGAGAGTTCGTTGAAACTGCAGTAGCCGTAATTACTTGGGCTTCTGAGAAAAGAACTTGTGTGTCGATAATCATAAAATAGAACCTCGGTAAATTGTTTTATACTCTTTTAAACGTCAACCGAAGGCGGCAGTTATTAAACTACACGCGCTTCAGAGTTGATAATTCCGTCACTCTCACGAAGAGGAATTCCTCTAAAGTGGAGAACTTCCTTAGCGTTAGGGCCTGTGTCCTTGAAAGTTAAGAACAAGTTTTTGCCAGCAGCATTGCGTGCTTGGAAGTCCAAGAACTCAATGATAGTGGTGTTCATGTAAATGAACGTTTTACCCATAGACTGTCTACGACCTTTATGGCGGTAGTAAGCCTTAGTTAGGAAGTTGATGATGTCTGCACCTGTGGCAGCATCAAGCGTAAGGTCACTTACGTCAATGTTTGCTACTCGTGCAATGTACTGCCAGTTACGAACAGTTACACCAAAGTGCCAAGTGAACTCTTCACGGTAAACCATGAACATGTTGTTGGCTGCGTCATACTTAGGCACTTTGCCGCATTCAACACGTTGAACACCAGCTGAGTGACCATGTGGGTAGATCAAGTGGCACGACTCTTCGTCCCAAGTAATCATCCAGATTGAAGTATTGTCTCCGCCTGTCCCAAGAGCATCAATGATTTGTGAACCATTTTCTGCAGAGAGAGAGCTGAAACGTGGAGACAAGCCCATAGGGAGTCTCGCGTTAGTTCTTGAATCGTGGTAAAAAATTGCCGTAGCAGCTTCTTGTGCCATTGCTTCAAGGTGGTTTTTTGCTTGTTGAAGACGAACTGATGCTTTCTTCTCAGCCTTCTCATAGATGTCTACAAGGCGGCAATCGACTTCAGCTGCAGAGTTAACAAACCCTGTAGTGTCCTTGACTGTCTGCATAGTGCCTTTAGTAGAAGGAATCCCTTCATATAAAGCACCCCATGCAACTTGAGGAAGTCCTGTAAGTACAGTGGTCTCGTGGTACGTTCCACGGTTACACTCGTAAGCAGGAGCATCTTCTAGTACAGGATTCTGTGCTGCCAAAAGGTTAATAACTTCTGCGCCCTTGCCGTTCTCTGGCATTAAAGCTAGATCAAGAAGCGTAGGGTATTTTCCGTTTAGTAAAGCCATATTTCATTTTCCTGGTTAGAAATTTTTTTTTTCTTATTCTTTAAGCTTCAGACTATTAGTCTAGCCCGTCAACTATTTTTTATTACTATTTATAAAAATCTGGATAAAGTTTTTCCAAGACGGTCTTTTCTCCCTGGCCATCAGGAACTATTGGAGTCCCTTTGCCGTGCCCACCTTCTTCTGCAGGCTTGAGTAAGTCTCCGATCTTCTTGAGAAATTGTGCCACTGGAAGCTGGTCCCCAAACCCTGGCTTAGATAAAAGTGCATGGAGTTCAGGTCCACCAAAAGTCTCTACTGCCAAAGAAATAGAATCATATGTGCCTTGCTGGGCAGAGGCTTCAAAGATTGGGTCTAGCATCATGGCCGCATAATCCGCTTGTCCCTTAGTTGTGTACTCGTCACGTACAGACTGTGTTGATTTTTTGACAGCAGCTTCCTTGATAAGTACAAGCTTGTCCGCCGCTTCTTTAGTCAGCCCATTCTCATGAGCGTATGTGGCAATGGCATCCAGGTCTTCTTGAGACAAGGGAGAGTCATCCGCAATTTCAATTTCATATTCCTCATCCAAAACGACTGTAGGTTCCACAACCACTTCAGCTGGAATGACTGCAGGGTCCACAATTACTTCAGCAGGAATTACTTCCGCATCAGGCAATGCCGCTGGAATCTCCAGCTTCGGGGAGTCCAAGGAAGTCTTTATAGTAGTTTCCGTCACTAGGGGTGGAAGTATAACCTCCGCTGCTGCTGGAGTCAGGGGTGTCGTTGTTTTCTCGCTCATGTTTTATTTGCTCCTCAATTGCTTTGCTTTCTGCTTCTCGCATCATGGTAAATACCTGTGCTTGGGAAACGTCTGCGGTTATTCCCATAAGAAAAAGTCCTATGGATCTCTTGCCTTCTTGCTTCATTAGCTGGGGGATTGTGTCGCCTTCAAGTTCTTTGTACACTCCACAATGGGAGAGTAGTCGCCACATGAATCTTCGACCTTGTAGAGTGGACATCACCCATTCAATATCATCTCGCTCACGCTTGATGTCTTCTTGTTCTTTGCTCATCCATTCCCTCTTAGATTCCCGCCTCTGGCGCCATTGTGTCTAATGCTGAGTTCTTCCCAAACTCTGCCTGTGATAAAGTTTTTAGTGTTTCAGCTTCCGTCTTTTGGTTCTGGGCGTCTAGCTGTGCCTTGTCATTAGCAGCGCCTTGGGCCTGGATCTCTTTGTATTCTGCTTCATCTGCAACAAACTTAGGATCAATTGCTACAAAGTCCAGATACTCACGAGTAAATTCTTCCGCTTTGATGAGTCGAAGAATGTTTTTATCTTGAGTCGCATTCGCCACTGAAGTGACAAAGTTTATACCACGCTCCATTGAAGCAAGCATAGAAACTTTTTGAGCTTGAGCAAGAATAGAAATGTATTCTGGGGCAAGGTTTTCTCCCATAAGTTCTTGAGGTCTGAGTGGTATCATTCGCGCTTCTTCAAGCATGATCTGCCCATTCTCAATTACTTTTGTAAGAACATCCCTGTCTAACTGAGCTACCACTGGAGATAGAGCAGACATTTTTTCCCCTGCTTTCTCCTGGATCTCAACTGTGGTGACGTGAGTTTTTTGTTCCCCACTGGAGAACATTGAAAATAAATGCTCAAAATAGCACTCTTTAATTCGTGCTGTGTCTTGCTCAATAGTTTGGAGAAGTTCCGATAGTTTAGGGTCCATCTCATAAGCTGGCTTAAATCCTGCCTGAGCTCCGGCATCGTCAACATAAGTAATCCCTCCAGCTAGAATGCTGGCCTGGTGTCTCCGAAGTGATGCATGTCCTACCATTGGGGGTTTTACCAGTTTAGCAATTGCTTCAAGGCGGAACTTTTCTTTTGTTTGAAGTGCCATTACGTCTGACAGTGCCATTTGTGTTGGGCCATCAACGCCATAGTTTTCCTCTGCTTGCACTTCCCACCTAGGAGTTATTACAGGGAAATAGCTGTATCCGCTTATTTTTAGGAATTGATCTGGGTTAAGAGATTGCTCACTTCTAAATCCTGAAGAGGATTGAGGGGGAATGTTGTTTGCCCCAAAAGATTGTGCCCAAGTGTATGCCTGGAATTTTTTTGTTGTTTGGTCAAAAGGATTAACTCTTCTCGGGTCATATGAAGCATTAGGGATCATGAGCTGGCTCATAGTCATGGTAGATAAGTACCTTACCGCTTTCCATTCGTTCTGAACCCAAGCTGGAAGTGTTGTCCAGTCAATGTGCCCTGAAGGAGTAAGTTTCCCAAACTCTTTGACCACTTGCTGCACCGACATTGTAAAGTCTCTGGTGAACATGTTTGTGTCACCTAGGGCGTCACATGCAAATGCATACGTGCCTACAGCATATGGATAGAAGTAAAATCCCATCGTCGCATGTGGGAGCATGGCAAATGCAGAGTTAGAAAAAACGCCCACATCCTTGTAGGCCAAAGGAAGGACAGTATACAAATTGGATTTTTGAAATTTCTCATTTAAGAGTTGCTGACGCTCAGACAAAAATCTTTTTATAAGTGTTGAACTTGCTTTTGCTTTGTTGGCCGAAACTAAATTGAACCATGGGCGCGAACGAGGTGTCGCCCCATTGCTCATCCCTGATTGGAAAGTTCGGAGTGAGAGCCCTGCCTGGCCATTAATAATCGCATGATCTTTCCTGGCACCCAAACGTGCTCCAGGTTTACGGAATCTCTGAGGGGAGACAAAACGTGCAGCAAGCTCCCACTCTGGGAGATACATGCTGAGCTCTTGTCTCATAGAGTTTCTAAGGGCGTAAGCCTGCGTAAAGTCAATCTTAGACATTAGTAACCTTTGCGTTTCACTTTTGCTTTTCTTGACTCTTTAATTCTTGCCACTGCAGCTGTTCCGGTTTCACCCTTCTCAGCTCTGCCGTAGCCTATGCTTTCATCATAAATGTTGTTGTTGTCAATTTTGTCCTGCTCTGCCTGAACTTCCATCACGGCCACTTGCTGTGAAACATTGTCCGCTTTAGGGACCTGGGAAGCCTTGACTCTATTAGCACTCGCAATCTTCTCATCAGAATTAATGGACTTCGACTTTACAAAGCCACCCATTGTATTCGTGTTGACTGTATTGACTTTCTGTGAAGCCACTTTATTTGCTGAGGGGACTAATTTTTTCTTAACCTTGGCTTTCTTTGCCATATAGTGTTCCTTTTAAAAAGTTCCGGATCCGGTCATATTGTCACCCACTGTTCCAGGGGATGCATTAGCTGGGCTTGATGAGGTCTTTGAGTTCCCCTGTGTTGCTGTAAGGGAGAGGGAATCAGCTTGTTGTTTAGCTCCCATCTGCTTTACTATGCTCTCACGTCTAACTCTCTCAGCTTCTTCTTCAGCTTGTTTACGGGCCGCACGGTCTTTCTTGCGCTTACTATCCGCAGCAAAATACCCAGCAGTAGCTCCAATGACTGCACCTATTGCAGCTCCTGGCAATGCACCAACTCCACCAACGGGGGCGCCTATCGCTGCACCTATCGCTGCACCTGATGCTGCTCCGCTTAGTACGCCTGCTTCTGTTTCGCCTGCCATATAGTATGCTCCTATGAATTATAATTAGGCGCTGGTCTATGGTATTTGTCAATCTGTGATTCATCATGCACAAAATTTCCTTGCATAGACCTATGGTACGCATTCGCAAAGTCTCTCAATTCTTGGTCTGTGCGTGGTGTGTCACGAGGTCCGTCATCAATTCCTGTCTGAGCAAAGAAGCTGGATTGCTCCACATCCGCAAAGGTTTGGGCCAGGGAATCCGATCTATCTGGAGACCTACCAAGTCTTTTCTTGATGTCTTCTTTAGGTTCAATCCGAGTCACGCCCGCATGGAAAATTACTTTAATCGTTGTAAGTTCTTTGGCAAGCTCGGGATCTTTTGGAAGTCCCCCACCTTTTCGCACCCAGTCCCGCAAGCGCATATACATTTCTGTGCGCTTGTTAAAATATCTAGTCTTATCTTGAGCATTGGCATTGTAGACCACTGGGGTCACTTCCATATTGGGGAAGAGCTGAAGACTATCAATCACTGAAGATCCGTACCCTCCAGTATTATCCACAAAAATTCTTTCAATTCTTTCTTCGCCTTGTTTCATGGCGACAATACCCGCAAGCTGAGGGCCCGTATGAGTAGAGTCAAATAGCTCAAGTGGGTATGCCTTAAGCCCTTTACGTTTAGCAAATGAACTTCTATCTACCCCGCCTCGTGCCACGTCAATACCTAGGCGAGTCTGAGAACTTATGACAGTCCGCTCTTCGATCACTCGGTCCATTGCCTCTTTCACTTCTGAGTCTGAGAGCAAAGTGTCCATAGCAGTCGGAGGATACTCTCCAAAAACGTTTACTAGAACCCATGGATCATGTCGCCCATAAGTTCTAATCTGAGACTGTGCCCATTTAACATCCACTCGTGGTGAACGTTTCGGATCATCAGGATCCCCAGTCACTCGGACTATGCCCCATTCCTGTTCAGTCAGGCCTTTACTCGCTTCATATATCATGCCACTTGGGATCTCGGGATTTCCCGCAGCTAAGATTCGTGCTTTCTTTTGTGGCCCATCCCCTGTAGAGAGCGCCGCATCTGCAGTCGCAAGCACTGGATCTGGAATCATCCCTGCCTCATCCAGGAGGAATGCCACGTTTGGTGCGTGAAGCCCTGCCAGTGCTGAGGTCATGGACTTACTATCCGCCTGCTTAGGGAATGAACGTGCATCAATGAAGGAGTAGAGCTCATGCCCAATAAGCTTGAAGCGCTCCCCGCCTGCTTCGACTGATCTCTTGAGGAGGTCTGATCGCGCGTGAAGGGATGCAAGCTCTGCCCATAAGTTAGACATCAAATGGTCTTTCGTAATGGCAAGCGCAGCTATCTTAGGTTGGTGGTTCGTTATGAAAAAGTGCCATCCGAGTACGGCCAGGGTAAATGTTTTACCAGGACCTTTGTTGGCAATCATGGCAATTCGCTGGAAAAGCATGTAGAGGTCAAAAACTTCTTCCTGCCATATGTCCAGCTTGGCATCAAACACGTCCGCCACAAAGATCTTAGGACGCTCCCGCCATAACTTCATCATATGTGCAGACTGCAGCTGAGCTGGTTGTTTCCACGCACGCTGAACGTTTACAGGATGAAACGCAGGCTTACTCGGCTCCATAATAAGAGGAGGCAGTTCAAGCTTTGGAAGGTAAATTTCTTTAGGAGCTGCAGGGAATAGAGGAGGGAGTGAATGAATATCTATACAAAGTCTCCCCAGACAGTCGAATGTTCACTAGTCGTCGCAGTCACTTCAATATCAGGAAGAGTGTTTGCTTTCTTCCCCTCCCAGTACGCGGCTTCAATCTCTTCGATTGTCAGGTCTTCCTCACCTGTCGGGAGGTTATAAGACTGCATGATGATGTCTGACAAAGAATGCACTACTGACATATCAATTTTCTCCACAAAGTCTGTTTCTGATTTACCAAGAAGCTCGGAGCCCTTAAGCCTTGCCGCAATGGGCATGGGCTCAGGAGTTAAAGGTGCATTCGTTATAGGGTCGTACTTCTGTATGTAATGAGGATCCTGATTTCGCATCACTGAGGTCCAGAACGCCTGCCGCTCTTTCCGGTCTGCAATCGCATTAGAGGTTTGCTTCTGATACTTATCCCTGTCCGCAATTGCTTCCTGAATTAAAGGCATCTTTAAAAGCTTCTCACCCTCTGCCTTACAAAACGCATCAGAACCATTGGATCCTGAATACCTCATGGCATCGGCCGCATCTCCGTGATAGCGCTCAACAAAGAGCCTATGCTTAGTAGAAAGTTTTGAAAGTACGCTGCTCATGAATCCTCGTATCTATAAGTCCATTCCCTTTACAGTTATCACATGTAATGGGCTCCTCGTCAAAGTCAGAAGTGGCTTCGCACCCTGTGCCCTGACAAATGCTACAAGCTTCGATGTTTGGAAAGTAGGTCATTAGCTGACCCTCCATCCCTGCCCATATTTCCCATAGACATATCCGTCAAGCCAGATTGCCACCGCGTCGACTTTACGGATCTTTCTGAGTGCCAGTATTTTCCTGTTTGCGTGCATGAATTGCTTGAAAATGATTCTTTGCCTTTTTGAAAGGCTTGCGGTGCCTACAATCGTCCGATCCTTGCGCACTAAAACTTTTGCCATGTTGCCTCCCTCAGTAGAGTTGGAATGATTTAAAGTCTAATCGTATTTGTGTCTGGAAGAAAAAGGCAAGTGAAATTGTTTGAGCTGTTATGACTCTCCGCACTGTAAGTCTTGGCGGCGCTTAGTTATTAGAATAATTATTTGAATAAGTCGGTCATGGAATTTATTTGAATAAGTCGGTCATGAAAGCGTGGAGGCTTACTGCAATAAGTTATTTGAATAAGTCGGTCATGAAAGCGTGGAGACTTTCCGGTGGGTGGGTATAGCCCCTGCGCCGCGCGGCCGTGGGGGGTTGACGGGGTGGCCTGCCTGCACGCCGTATCGACTCTCCAACTCGATGCATCACATAGTCTATCAGACTAGCAGACTAGGCGCCCAGAATCGCCCTGAGCGTACAGATCGGTGCGCATGCCTTGAATTTGACGCTCTAGGATCGCTCAGGTGGCGTTTTTGGCATGGGGTCCATGTGTTAGGGTGGGCAGAAAGCGGGCGTCACCTCGTGGCGCTGAGAGCGTAGCAGCTGGATAGCATGTAGGCGCGCGGAGCGCTTGGAATCCACCTAGCATATACGTGACTCGGAGAGTTATAAGCGCCCTTCTCATAGTCCAAGGCTTCGACATATTGGCATGTAGTGGACTATGAGCATGCAGGCATGGAGGCGCTCAACACTAAAGCGCGAGGCACTTAGCACAGTAACTAAAAACGTGGCGGCGTGAAGTCTGGGCGGCGTATGGCATGAAGGGCGCATAGTTACATAAAGAGCGCCAAAACACTATGCTCATAGTACATCACTTTTTGACCATGGGACTATGTACTAGTTTTTTCTCGCTTTTTCACCAACGTGTGTATCAAAACCTCACCATATCCCCTTGAGGTATTGATATACTACTTTTATACTTATATCTCTATTATAGTAAGGGTATATATTAAGCTAAAAGCACTCAAAAATCGCAACACTATTCAATACTTACTCTCAGTCTATCATACCGCTATAAAAAAGTGTGGGCCATGCCCTTTTCTCGACCGACTGCACAACCGTGACACAAGTAGCCTAAACAAAACACCTCCCGAAAACATAGTCCACGTTTTCCATAGTCTAATAGACCACTTGTAAATTAGTACACGAGTCTAAGGTAATATTTACACACTACAAATAGGCATAAAAGACCGCTTGACATAACATTGGTATGCGCATACTATCTCTTTGTACCAAACAACACTTGAGGGAGTGACAACATGATCTTAGTAACAATAACAATCAACAACAAAACAAAAACACTAACAGACACCAAAGACATACCACTAGTATGCGCCCTACTGAATGCCACTGAGCAATTCCAAAAGACAACAATCGAAGAGCTCTCCGACTTTGCAGCGGACCACATGAGCAACGTAAAGGCATTGTTTGGAGGCAGTCAGACATTCAACGCACGCAAGCGAGAAGATGTCAGCGAATCCCACTTCGAGCGCTTCACAATGGCATACTATGCAGAGCTTGAGGCACGCTTTGCCCTTGACCATGATGGACACAGATACACCCTGGACGAAACATTCCACAGAACAGTGGCAGCAATATTCAGGCAGTCATTCATAAAAGACACCCAGGCGTTTAAAGACACATGCAAAGTCCTTAAGATCAAACACACATACAAAGCGATTGAAGCTTTCATCCAAGGCAAATAGGATGTCAAAAACCACCTATAAAAACGTCAACGCAATGCCTACATGGAAGCTTGAGGGCATACTCTCAAGCCCAAATTGCACTGGAATTGACGGGGCCGACTACTTCCCAGTACGTGAGGAGCTCTTTAGTGAGCTATTCAAGCGCTATGCTAAAGAGGCCCGCGACAACGAAGCGCAATTTCATAAACAACAAAAAGAGCTATTCAACGCAACATACAGAAAAGCAAAAGGAGCTTAAAAATGAAAACAGCAATTCTAGTGAGCAAGTGCGAATCAATTAACCCAGCGAACCAAACGGCCCAATTCACTTTTAACGGCTCGCTCTGTGGTTGCATTGTGGTTAGCACAGAGCTAAAAGTGCCCCAAGGTATGTCAGTAGTCGTGGGCGCTGAGTACCTTATGTACGTTTCAATTGGTGAGCTAAAAGAAAACAAACTAACAGGGACAATTCTTAAGATTAAGGAACTACCCAGAGCGTGGGACCTATGAGCAAAACACCCCAACTCTCCAAAGTGCATTTAGATGCTATTGCAGAGGAGTTTTACCTCGTCTACTTCAACGACTATCTGAGCACAGAGAAAATGGCAGATCATTACGGAATAAGCGACGAGCTGGCCTATGAACTAATGAACCACGGCAAGAATATAAACAACGCACGACCAACCAAAAAGGATAAATAATGAGCACACTAAACAAAACGCAAATGATTCAAAGTTACAATTGGACGAGCTTTTCACCTGAGAAGCGAGGCGAGGCAGATTTTAACTACTATACGCAGCTACTAGCTGAGGACCTAGCGACCTTGCTTGCAGCACCTCAAGGCATCACGGGCAACTACGAGCGCAAATTCTGTGAAAGAGTTATGCTCATCTTTGCTAGACAGTCACGTTGTGCAAGCCCAGCAATCACTGGCCCGGCAAATTTTAACAATCGGAGAAATGGCAAGGCGTGGGACTCACGAGACCGCGCAGTAAGTGACTTTGACCATTGGAGAAAGAAATATATCAACGCGGCCACTCGTGAGCGTACGTTAAGCCCAGAAGCGGAAATTGATAAAACACTGGAAAGCATCGACCGATTAACCCATAGAAGGGATGCGTACAAGGCCGCAAATAAGCTTAAAACGCGTGAAGCGCGTGAGGAGTATCTCAAAGAGCATAAAGAATTCTCTCCACGTACGGCCCAAAATATGGACTACGGGCAAGGGGCCATTCCAGCGTTTTGCATTACTTCACTCACCACAATGATAAGAGAGCGGAACAAAAAGCTAGAGGCCATGCGCTCACGTATTGAGACCAAAGCAAGCTTTGAGGACATAAAGGTTCCAGACGGACGCATATCCTTAGAAAATGACCGCGTGATTGTGGCCCACAACGAGAAGCCATCAAGCGAAGTGCTACACCTCATCAAGTCCCATGGCTTTAAATACTCTCCGAAGTTCAAACAATGGGTAAGAAAGCACACTGAGAATGCAATATACAGCGCTGAGAGACTCGGCCAGGCCCTAAATAAGGTGGTAACAAATGACTAGAACAATCACAACAACCGTCGGGACATGCCTTCTACTGGAACAGCTAGTTGAAAATGAGCTGCGAATGCTTAACAACCGAGTGACAAATCACCGTCTGGAGGAAAAAGAACGTGCAGAGGTTCAAGCTGAGATTGCCCAACTCAAAGAGCTCATCGCACAGCTAAATGAGCTTAACAATTTAGAGGAGTCTGTTAACACTGAGGTGACAGAATGCTACACACCAGAAGAGATTGCACACTTCGAGCACTTTGAAGCCTTCTGGGATGCAATAGACGTACAGAACGCCTATGAAGAGGACTGGGACAAGTGGCAAGGCAAAGGCATTAAAGAGACATACAAAATCGTATTCGACAAACTGAGAGGCAAACAATGAGCACACCAACCTACAAAGGACGCCAAGACTTAAAGCTTCCCAGGCCACTCATAGAGCTTTATCTGGAGTATCTCAGAGTACACCAAAACAGCATAGCAGCTTTATGCGCCAAGTACCCCAAGTGCTCAGAGTTTGCACTTACTAACGCCATGAGCAATGCCCGCATGATCTCAGAGAATTTTATCTTCACGCGCAGGAATTACATAAACTCGTTTGCGGTCCCATACCCAAAACAGGCGCTATGGTTCACAGCTGCAGCACAAGGCTTCTCTATTGTAGAACTACAAGAACGCCTCAACCTACCACATTCGAGGGTGCAGCGCCTAATACAGGGCCGCAAATGGATCTCGAACAATGAAGCCCAGCTTATATCGCAAACTCTCAACTTTCCTTTGCCTTCGACTGCTGAGATAGTCTTATGGAACGCTGAAATTCACCAACATAAGGCAGAGATTGCAAACAACTACAAAGAGGGAGCGGCAAAGCGGGAACGCGCCAAGCTACCAAAGCAAGTCACTAAAGAGCTCATCACCATTGACATCAAGGGAAGATAATTTTATGGACTACACACCACTAAGCCAAATGCCTCTACTAGTTACATTAATATTAATTGCTCTGGGCGTGATTGCCCTAAGAGCTACTCACAAGGAATAGGTATGCAATACCAGCCCACAAACCACTTTATGATCCACCCAAACAATGAGGCCATGCGCGGACAGCTTGCAAGCTTTGAGCTTGGAGAGTTTATAAACTTCAAAACAACGCTTAAAAACCTCACGAGAGACAATGCCCATGGAGTGGCACTGGAACACACAGCTAGGCGCTTCAAGTTCACTAAGCTTATAAAAATTTTTGACAACATAACTCAGATGCATGTCATTGAAGGCAACATGCCCCAAGTGCTTATAGAAGTGAGGACCTTCTATGCTAATGAGCTGCATGCTGCAATTCTTAAGAACTACGGCCAGGAAGTCTCAGAAGAAATAAAGGCATGTCTATGAGCTATGTAGCAATGTACCGAGCAGAGAAGAAAAAGCACGACTTGACCAAGCAGCTCCTCAAAGATGCACTCAAGCAAATAAGCACTGAGCTGGAGGGCCAGACCGAAGGGCTCACCCTGCTGCAGGCGTTTGCGTCTGGGCGCCCATTCAAGCATAAAAGCCATGAGTGGTACTGGAGGCACGACGATGCTCCCGACTACCTGAGAAAGGCCATGAGTGGTGACTTCCAGATATTTCCCGAGATCACGGACCATGAGCGGGTTAAATTGATGCTGGACTTCTCTCTGCACCCAAGAAGAGACCACAAATACTACAAATTGAAAGAAGCTGAGGAAGGCAGAGACTATGCAGAAAGTCAATACAGAGATGCTCACCAGGCCGCAATGAAGGCGGAGTCATGAAATTACTCAGGTTTGAAATTTTCTTTGACATAAAGAGCTGGGGACTAGGCATTGGGTATTATCACGGGCAGTACCTCGACCTTACTCTCTTATGCTTTGATTTCGTCATAGATTTCAAGAGAGGCGGGATATGAAAAAGTTCCTAGTCCACTTAACCCATACAACTAGCGCATTTATTCCCATCAGTGGACGCATGGAAATGCATGAGACTGACTGCCCAAACAAGGCCAGGAGGCTATTGAGGCACAATGCGGGCAAAGGAAACATTATGCATGCAACAGACAAAACAATCGAAGAGTGGCAGGCGCTCAGAGAATACTATAAAGCTCTGAAAGTCACATGGATAATCCATAACACGCCGCACAAGGAAAAGACCTTATGATAATTTTTAAACACCTTGGATGCAACCACCTAGACGCTTTCACTAATGACCCTAAGTGCGCAGTGTGCATTAGCCGCAAGGCACTTGCCACCCGAGAATATTGCAGAGAGCGAGCAATGCGACCAGGCCAACGCCCTCGCGTGGAATATTACGTCAACGCAGGGCCACTAGACCAAGAGATCATGAGAACACTAAACCAAAAAAGACGCTGGCATAAGGTTAAATGGTATCATCAACCACGATACATAAATTTGACTAAAAAAGTTCTTGTACTAGCATTATTTGTAGTGCTAGCTTTTAACATCCAATACATTCTACTATTTCTGAGGGGAAATTAAGTGGTCACAAAAATAATCATATTCTGCCTTATCATATGCCTGATACTTTTCACTCTTCATGAAATTGAGAGGTGGCGGAAAGCCTTCTACTCTATGGACCAAGCGGAGCTAGACCAAGAGTATCCATATGTGGAGCCATGCACGTGTACCGAGACAGAGTTTAAAGTGTATTGCGCAGGCTGCGGGCACTAAGATGAACAAAAAATTTAAATATGAGTCTAAGCGCAATGGTGACATAGAGTTTTTCTCAATTGAGAAAGCTGGGCACTACATCCGCGACAGTGATGGGAAAGTCCTCACAATGGTGCAGCTCAACCAACACTACACGTATGTCTCAGTGCTCAGACGCCAGCGGGCCCAAGAATATTTTATCAACCATAACGGATTTAAAATAAGGAAAACCAAAGTATGAAACCAATTTACTATGCACTCCTCTTACTCCTGGCCTTAAGCTGTGAGTCAAGAGGAATTTCAAAAGACCCAGAGATTGTGGTCGTGACGCCAGCACCAGTGGAAATTCCTGGAGCTGCATGCAAGACCCCCAACTATCAATCGAAGAGCTCTTTTGGACCACAATATACCCAGGCCCTAGAGTTCGTCAGGGACTATGGGAACAGTGACGACTTCTACGCTTTCTTAAGCAAAAAATACCCAAAGTTTACCCATACTGATAAGACCGCGTTTGAAGCGATCAGACTCTTTAGGACCCAGCTTGCTAAGTGCGAAGCGATCACAATTGAATTCTACTCTCCGATCTTGAAAGGCACCTATGTGGGCAATTGGGATGGAGTTAAGATTTCACAAAACGCTAAGTTTATCTTAACCCCTTCAAGGCGTGCAGGGCACTTGCTCCATGAGACATCCCATAAGTACGGCTGGATTCATAAAGGCAACAAAGTGGCACAATATGACAATGTGAACAGCTTCCCATATGCCCTCGGCTATGCGTTTGAAGAGTTCCTAGAGTCTAAACTTATCAACACTAAACTAGCGGACCAGTAAAATGAGAAAAGGCAACGCGAAGATCAAAAAGATCACAATCGTTTCAGAGTTTGAAGGCTCAACTGAGAACTTCCTGGCCATGCTATGCAAGGGCCTGAGAGAGTCTGGGATGACCAATGAGATGATTTTGAGCATCAAGGGTGGCAAACCCACAACACTTAAATCACTAAGCCCAACAACGGGCATTATGAACACTACGACATGGACCGTGGAAAGAGGAGAAGAAGATGGCACTGGAAACGCTTAAAGGTTTAGCATCAGTACGCGGAGAAGGCATTGTGGACATGGTGGCACTAAAAGTCACTCACCCTGAGATGTTTCGTCCTGATGGATCAATGCACTACCATTTGTTTGAGGAGAAAATTCGCCCGACAAACCACATATATGTGCGCCATGATGTGAACTCCCTGAGCTTCACACTTCAAAATGGCCCGATAGGAGAAGTGGGCAAGAACGGCTGTCAAGTAACTGAGATCATCGCAGTGGCCAAGCATATCCTTGAAGGTCTTAACAGACTATACCCTTCACGAGAGAATGCAATGTCCATCACTAAGCTGGACGAAGCACTAATGTGGCAAGATAAGCGGACATCAGACCGCATTGCCAGAGGTGTTGAAGGGAAGTCTTCTTTATGAGTGAGCTAGAGACAGACTTGCACCACCTTAAGACAATACTGGCGCAAGCCAGGGAGAGCGTTGAAAACGGAACTCCCTCTGCTTTCTCAAGAGAAGAGATCCATAAGCTTGCGAACACTGTTCAGGGCCTGGAGCTCACCCTGCATTTGAGCAAGAAAGAACAAAACTAATATCAACCACGACCGGCAAATTTCGTGGAATTCGTGTGTTTTGAGTGTGCCGGTCCACTCTTATTTTAAAAAGGAAAGATTATGAAATTTGTGCCAATGATAACTAACATGGATACTGGAGAAGTAACTGTCTTTGATAAACCCGAAAAGAAAATTGTGGTTAAGAAGTATGGCATCAAGGTGGGGAGCTATGCCTACTTAGTGCTGCGAAATTGCGTAGTAGAAGTGAAGATCACATCCATGGAGCCTTCAAAGAAACTTGGAGGTCCTTTCCGCATTACTTATGTGTACACAGCAGGGAAATATAAGCAGCGAGGGGACACCACCATTATGCTTAAAAACATTGTGACATGTGAAAAGAAAGCGAACAGAGAGCTTATTAAGTCACTTCGACAATCTCACAAGCATGCAGTTTCCAAAGGCGCGTGGTATATCCGCAACATTTCTAAGGCAAAAGAGAACTTGGAAGATGCGATAAAAACGCTTGGGAAGCTCAAGAAAAAGAAGGCAAAGAAATGATAACTCTCCCCGAAGCATTCAAAACTTTCATACTCGGAGTGGCAATTGTTGTGGCCTGGAGACAGACCAGGAAGCCAAAGAGTATGAAGATCATTGAGAGAATAGTTAGGCTTTGAAGCGCAAAATAACAAACCTTATGATGAACAAAAACTTGAGAGGGAATCTATGAAAAACACAATGATAGAACTAGTAACTGAATTAGAGAAGCTTTCAGGTACTCCATACATCGGCAAGCTTATTGAGCTTGCAAAAGACGGGCAATTCCATGACTACAGATCAAAATCAGTTTGCGGTAAGCACTACTTTTTAGAGTGTGCAGGCCATGTTTTTAAGCATGATAAGCATCTACCATCTAGTGACACTTTAACGCTTATGAAAATAAGACTCGATGTAATAAATGGCGAATACGACGAAACTCTAACCGATGAAGACCGAGCAATCATTAAAGAAGAATGTCTTAACGATAAAACCATGAGTGAAGAGAATAGAAATTTTTTCTTTGCTGGCATGGGAATTAAATAATTAAACAACGGAGGGGTTATGCTGATTAGGTTTGATGAGTATTACATTTTTTGCTCCAAAGAAGAGCTAAGTATTTTCTTATATAAGGTTGATAAGAAAGTAGACTCCTCTAAATATGGATTCGTTAATAATGGTAAGAGATGGAAAAGAGTAACGCTTGAACAATTTAACGATATGAACTTGGCCCTTGTCGGGAAATATAAGAGATAAGAAAAATTATGATGAAGGAAATCTTATGAATTGGAAAGAAATGGACGAGACTCCAAGACGTTACGGAGTTTGGATGAATAAGAAAAACGGAAAGCTTGCAATGGCTATTCCTTCAGAAGATCCGAAATGTGATTGGGAAATTGATAAAGGACTGGTTAAACCCCATCCATTGTTCAGAATCAAACAGACTATCGTGGCACAAGGTACAGGTAACTTTTTCTTTAATAAACATCTTAGAGGGTATGAATTAATCGACGAACAGGTGAACGTGACTAGGCCTATGGATATTATAGAAATGTTTAACGATGTAGCAAACGGTAGAGATTAACCGCTAAAGACAAGGAAGATGTATGAGTGCAATTGGAAACTATATGGATCAACAAGATTCCCTTATACGGGATTTAAGAAAAATCATTGGTGATAATGAGGCCAAGCTGAAAACTGCGGTGGAGGCTTTGGAGAAAATTGACGATATTGATTGCTCACAAACAGCTATGGAGAGGACAGCTTATCTTGCCCTCGAAAAACTTAAACAACAAGCAGGAGATAAGGGATGAGAAGCTATGCCGTTTTTATACTTGTCGCAAATTCGGTTTACTTTGGTGCAAGCAATACCGAAAACCTATGGCTCAGAGCTGCCCAAGGACTCACTATTATAGGGCTAAGTGGAGTGGTTTTATTTCATAAAGAACAACAAGCAGGAGATGAGGAATGAGTGAAGAGATAAAGAAGGCATCATTAGAAATAACACTCGAACTTAATTCAACGTGCCCTTATTGTGAGAATGTTAATGATTTAAGAGAAAGAGATTACGAGTGTGATTATTTCTGGAGCCAGCAAGCCACAAACAGGCTTAACGGCAAATATGAAATAAAGGAAACTCATGAATGTTATGAATGTGGAAAGGGTTACGAGATTAATGACTTTGAGATAATGTAAGCGATAAGAAACGTTATCGTGAAGGAAATTTAGTTTAAATAAAATTCCGTGAGGGAATGGAGCAGGCTATAAGTCCACCAAACTTAAACCCCTGGAGGGAAAAAATGAGCATTTATCAGGTAAAGCAATTAGTAAGTAAGATTAAAACAAGTAGTAGGGAAGAACTTCAGCTTATGTTGGAGCGAATCGCACGCTTGAACTTCTCAAAGAGCATGCAGCACTCCATCAACAACATTGTGATGAATGAGGCGCCAGCTGATGCCTCCGATGCTCAGTGTTATGCAGGTCCTAGGCGAGTCATATCATATAAAGAGATGAAGGCGCTTAGCCAATCATATCTTATGGATCATGTACAAAGAATCCTCCAGGCCGCAGCAGACCCAAGTGGTCCGTTCCAGTCAGGGGACCTCATGACAGTCGCGGCCATGGGAATCGAAGCACCTTGGATCACTAAGGATGGAATAGCTAAAAAAGACTTAGTGCAGGCAGGCTATATCCTGAGTATGGCCGGGTTCGACCGCAAATCACATTTTGTCAAAGAGATTGGCCAG